GCGCCAGCATCGAGGATGCCGGTGAGGGTTTGCAGCGGGCTGGTCACGGCCTGCACAACACCGCCGACAAACTTGCCCGCACTCTCGGGCAGGTTCTTGACGGCCTCCACAGGCACCTCAGTCAGCGAGTAACCACGGCGTGGGCCGGGGATGCCGCTAGAGGGTGCTGTGGGGGCAAACTGGGCAAACGGGTTATCCGATTGCGCGGGTTGTGCTGCAAACTTGGCAAAAGGATTTTCAGCCATTTACTTTCCCTTGGGTAAAACCCGATCTGCTGATCCGGGGCCAAACTGCGCATCGAATTGTTCACGAGTGCCCGCACCGCTCTTGAGCATGTCGATTGCAGCACTCGGGATGTTCATGACGGACGAGGTTTTGCGTGGCGGCACAACCACCGGATTGGTGGAAATGCCAGTGCCTTCAAGAGCACTTGCGGGAATCTGCTTAACTCGAGTGTTCCACGAGTCGGCGCTCTTTTCAGCAGCAAGACGGGACAGACGGGCCAGTTCGGTGAGTGACTTGGCATCGTAGCTGAGTTGACCGGCCTTGGCCTTTTCCAAGAAATCCCGGTCGGCGTTGGTGAAGCCTTGACCTGCGCCAAGGTTCGACGATTTGATTGCACCCAGTGTTGTCTCGGCCAACGAGGAAACCAGCACCTCGGTGTTGCGAATCTTTTCCGAGTCGGTACCACCGGCCAAGTTCAATGCCTTGGCAAGTTGCAGTCGAGCGTTGGCACCTGTACCGGTAATGACTTTGCCGGAAGAGATTAAGTCCATCACTCGGTCGGCAGTTGCTGCGGCTTGAGGGGCGTTCTCGGCAGCAGACAGCTTGGCAGCATCTTGGTCGGCAATTAGACCGCCAAACCGCTCGCCGTACTTCTTCTCGGTGCTGACAGGAATGGTGATGTTGGACGCACCGGACTTTGCAATCCTTGACTTTTGCGCCTCGACAGTAGCGGGCAGCGGCACATCGGCATACGTGCCCACGGTGGTCGGTGTACCACCAAGACCCGGAATCTGGATAACCTGACGCTGACCGCTCTGGTCGACGACTTGGGTTGTCGGTTTGTTCATCTCCATGAACTTCTCAGCACCCAGTTGTGCTTTTTGCACAAACGATGCAAAACTAGCCGGATCTCGCGCAGCGTCTAAAATCTGTTGGCGACCCATTTGCTCGGTGATGCCAAATGCTTGCAACCGTTTGTTGATGACCGGATCTCTGTGTGTGGCATCGTGAATTGCCATCGCATCTTCAATTGTGCGAACATTTCCCCAAGCACCGCGAATCTGCTTCATCGACGTGTCAAACAAGTCGTTTTCTGCTTTTTGCATCGCCAACGGCTGCGCAGAAATCTCACCTTGAGTTTTTTGCTGAGTAAGTCTTTGAGTTTTGCGATCTTCTACTGCTTTGACAAAAGCAGAGTACGCAGAAATGTCGCCCGATTTCAGCAGTGCATTTGCAACGGCTGTTTCATCAGACCCGGCTCCAGCAAGCGCGTTTGTTCGGGCAATGTCACGAGCCTCTCCACGCTGTGCTGCGCCAAGTTGGTACTGAGCAAGGGCGTTTTGGTTCCCCGCTTGTTGGATCGCCATGACACGACCGTACTGAGCCAGCGGGTCTTGCAGTTCAACACCTCGCGCTGCCAGTGCAATGTTTGGATTGAGTGCCATACTTGTTCCTTACAGGCGACCGCCGCTGAATGAATAATCCACAGGTGCCATTGGAGTGGTCTGGTACGAATAACTTGGTGTTGTTTGCTGCGGCAGCAATCTGTTCATCATTTGACCTTGCATGTACATGTTGGTTGCGCCGCTTAAAGCACCGGTCAGCGCGTTGGATTGACCCACATAGCCCGATGCCCTGGCTGCTGCGCCACCAGTCATCAAATTGCCCACGTTGCCAGCCATTTGCGTACCGGCTGCACCCAGTTGCTGCGATGTGGTTTGACCGACACCGGCAAGCGATTGCAAAGGATTCAGTCGGCGCTCACGCTCAATGCCGTAGCGGTTGAATGCGTTTTGGTATTCCTGTGATCCAAGGTCTTGACCAAACCGCTGGATGCCTTTGAGTGTTGCACCCGACAGCAGGCCGCCACGGGCAGCAGCGGATCGCTCCAGACCTTTCATCCCCTCAGACATGCGAAACGCATAGCCGGGGTCTTGTTGAAACTGCTGCATTCCAAAGTTTTGGTAATCAGTCAGCGGAATAAGTTTGTTCAACGCGCCAATGCCCGCCTCACGAAACGGAGCATTTAACTCAATGTTGCGCTCAAACATTTCCCGTTCAAGTTCGGCTGCGCGGTCTGCTGACGCAGCTTGAACGTCTGCTGCCTTGCTGGCCCCTCGACCAGCAAGAGCACCACCAAGGATTGCGGCACCGCCACCAATAAGGGCTGCTGTTACAAAACTCATGGTTTCACCTCAATCTGCTGGTTTTTGACTTTATTGCCAATGGTAAACATCGAATTTGGGTCATCTTCGACTAGTTCGGATTCTACTTCCTCAACCGTGTTTGACTCAACCCTGTGGAAAGTCATGCACAGCGCGTCTGTTTCTGCATATACGGCGCGTTTTGTGCCGGGGTTGCTGCACAGCAGCATTGGTCCAGTAATTGTCTGAACACCGTCATCCGTGGTCACTTTGACAGTACCCGACACGATCATGTAAAAGTGTTCTTTTTTGTGGACTTTACCCACGATCAGGCATCCAGCGGGACGCCATACTTGACGGCAGTACATGCCACCATGAAACACATGTTCCGTTGGTGGCTCGTATTGAGGGTGCTTGGAGATTTCGTCTTGCAACGCTGCAACACGCTCCGCAAGCGTTTGCGGTTTTGCAACAGCGAACCCCTCACCGTAAGTGACTGTCATTTGCATCAGGTCACCTCGCGGCCAGAAACCCGCATGTTGATGGCCGTGGCGGTTCCGGCAATTGTACTGATGAAGTCGCCAGGGTTCAAAACCTGCCCGACCAACTCGGGGAACGTGTAGACCTCGGACGGTTGAAGCGTCTTGGTCTTGGTGATCAGGTTGCTGTTGCCAGCGGAGAACGACACGGTAACCAAGTTGACCGAGATCGTGGCAGCACTGGCGCTGTAATTGGTCGCAGTGAACTTGTCGATGATTGTGGTCACGCCGGTTGCGGTGTACTGGGTTGTCTGGCTGTTTGCAACATCTTTCGATGGCACAAGGTTTTTGACGGTGACTGTCATTGGATACCCCCGATATTGTTTGAGACTGTGAGAATGATAGACGGGATGCCGGGGACAGGTGCAGTCGCAGGCACGGAAAGAAGTTCAACACTGAGGCTGGTCGTTGAGAACATCATCTCAACGTAGTCGCCAGCGTTGAGGTCGAAAAAGTAGTTGAGTGACGAAAATATTTCAGCGTCATTACCCTGAATCCTGATCTGGCTGGCGCTGTCGGGCACGTCTGTGCCGTTGAGTCGAAACCAGAAGTAGAACTCGGCTGTGCCGCCTGTAGTCTTGTCCAACTGAAACGAGGTGTCAAAGTTGTAGATGCCCGGTGTGTCCACGTACACCCTTGATGTTGGGGTGCCAAGATACACACCTCGGCTCAAGTCCGTATTGTTAAACGTAATCGCCTTGGCCGTGTTGATCGTGGTGGCCGTCTGAGTCGTGGTGTCGTAGAACGAACCGTACCGCGAACGCTCAAACTCACGAGGGGCTGGGGTCATTTGAAGACCCTCGATCTGCTTTTGCAACTCGGCTGTCAGTTCAGTGCAAGGGCACTCAATTTGCTTTTTCAACCCGTCGATCTGTTTCTGCAACTCGGCGATTTGGTCAAGTGCGCTTTCCTGACTTGGCTGTGTCTTGAGCGAATCAATGCTGATGACGATCTCGCCAAAGTCTTCTTGGGTGGGCATGGGTGGCCCCACCTGCAAGTCGGTCAGCGATGCGGTGTTCTGGCCGCTGCCGGTCAGCACAAACAGGCTCAAGAAAAAGCGATACCACTCACGCGAGACAAGGCCAGTCTTCGGGTCCAGCAAAGGAACCCGAGGAGGCGTGATGTTGGTCAGTTGTGCGGTTGCCATTACGCGACAGTCGGACTGAGGATAAGTTCAGCACCCATGATGGCGATCTTCACGGGGTCGGTGCCTGACAACTCGTACACCCGGTCACGCAGCTTAAGCGTCATGCCCAAGCGCCTCCAGAATGTACGGCGTCCGTAGGCACCGATCGGACCCAAAGATGTCCAGTGCTCGTTAGACCATGTGTGCCCACCGTCATCGCTCCAGCGCAGCATGACCTGGGGGTCGCTGCCCTGCGTGATGGCTGTTTGCTGTTCCGCAATAAGTTTGTCACCAGCTTCGGTGACTAAATAATCACCTTCTTGAGTTTGCAGGTAAATTGTTTCAGCAATCATGCTGCCTGTTAAACCAACACCTGCTTCACAGTTAAGCTGAAGGCTGTGCTGCGCAGTGCGCTTAAAGTTGTTCTGACCCGTAGGCAGTGCCCGCCATGTGCGATACCACTTTTGAATCTGGCCGTTGTCTGAGTAATCCTCAAGATCAAAAGCGTAGATGTTGCCAGTCTGGAAGTCGCCCACCACGATCTCGTTGTTAAACGCCATCTGGCAGTTGCTGCGGTGACGGGTAAACTGCCCGTTCTCAAACCCAGCCCTCTCGTGCCATGCCTGCGTTGCCACGTCATACACCCATGTGGTGTTGGCCGATGGGAAGATCAGCACATAGAAAGCGTGACCGTCTTGCTGGTACGTGTACCCAAAGGCGTCAGTGATGTCGTTGTACTGCTGGATTTGCCACTCGACAGCGTGTGTTGAGATGCGGGTGCCCGTGTAGCCGTTGGCCCGGTAGACGATGCCCTTGCCACGGGCGTCAGAACCCAGCCAGAACACGCCATTGTCGAGTTTGGCAAGCGAGTAGGGGGAGATGCAGCCAATCTCGTTGAAAGCGCCTTGGATGCGCTGTAACGGGAAGTCTGCTGTCCCGGCGTTGTACCAAACCTCGACCGAGTTGGTGCCCAACACCCACACCTCACGGTGGTCAACGATCAGGGCGGTTATGTCGTCAGGCGCACCTTCGGCGCTCACAAAGTCCAGCGGGTCCACGGACAAGCCGTCCAGCAGGCTGGTGATCCAAAGGCGCTGGCTGTTTGGCTCGTTGAACACAAAGTAACCGTCCAGATAGCCCACGCTCACCGCGCCGGGGAAGTCCGGGTCGGTGATCTGCTGGAACACGTTGGTCGTGTTGTTGTAGATGTAGCTTGGCCCGTTGGCTGCAATAAACACTTGGGTTCCGTTGTCAGCAATGCTTACGGGGCCAGTGCCCGCTACGGTGCCCAGCAAAGTGGGAGCGTAGTTTGTGTCGATCTTGAAGAACTGGTTGCCCGATACAACAAAGGCCGTGGTGCTGTCAGGCGCAAAATCCCACAGGCCACGGATTGGACCGTTGCCGATTGACGCCAGCAGGCGCAGCCCTGGCGCACGGTTCAGAAACGCAGGCTCTAGTCCACCCTCGGGGATGACCTCGGGGAACAGGTTGACCATGCGGGCATCTGCGGCGTTGACGCTGCGGGTGACGTACGATGATCCGAGGATGGGCGTCTTCATCAGTAATTTCCAGCGTAGATGTTGAAACGCTGACGATTGGACACCAATGCGTAGGGCATGGACATCACATCGTATGGGTTGTTGATGCGCTTCAAGTTGCGCTTGCTGGTCATGGCGATGCGCTGCACCTGC